AAACTTCCATTGTATGCTGATAGACCAAATGAAGCAAAATGGTTTATGTCCAAGGCTTTCTTTAATGATGTTGTAGCCAACAGACTTGATGCATTGTCTGGTAATGCAGCCCTCGATATTATGAACTTCCAAAACGGGCAACCTACATTGTTTGGTTATCCTATTGAGTTCAGCCAGCATCTTGCTTCAGTTGCTGCTGGTACTGCTAACACTCCTCTTTGTGCGTTTGGTAACCTCAAAACTGGATGTGTATATGGAGACCGTAGAGACCTTTCTATTAAGGTTTCTGACCAGTTCTACTTCCAAGCTGACGCTCTTGCATTCCGTGCAGTTACCAGAATGGGCTTTACCTGCCACGACCCCGGTTCTTCTTCAGCTGCTGGTTCAGTTATCATTCTCCGCAGAACCACTTAATCTTACTGGTTCTCATTTCAACTGGGGCTTCCTTCTTGGAGGCCCCTTTTATTTTGTTAGACGATAAAATAATAACAGCGAGGTAAATATGGCACTAACAAGAACACAAGCAATACAACAACTTTCAATGATGGTCCAATCTAATGAATATCCAGAGTTAAACTCTGATGAACTTGGTACTCTTATTGACAACTATAAAAGGTCTTCTGATTGGGTTGCTTCTACTGCTTATGTTTATGGAGATATTGTAGAACCATTAGTAAAAAATGGCAGGCTGTATCAATGTATTCAAGCAGGAACAAGTGGAACTATTAATATTTTTCCTGATTATTACACATATGGAGCTACTGGTATTTCTTTTGGAGACAATACTATTACTTGGGTAGATTATGGTACTGCTAATGTTGAAAGATATGATGTAAGACAAGCTGTAAGGGCTGGATGGATTTTAAAAGCAGCCAAAGTAGCCAATCTTATTAGTAGTAAAGATGGTAGCCAAGATATTAACCTCGAAGCATTGCAAAAACAGTTTATTGTAATGGCTGAAAAATATAGACCAGTGGTAATCTACTAATGATAAATCAAAACCTTTTAAATAAAATAAGAAATGTATCCGCAGCATATCATTTACCAGATATTGTTATTGTTTATAGAGCAATAACAGAAGTAGATGTTGCTGGCGGTATTACTACAGATGATAGAGTTATTTACACTGTTAATGCTCGTATTGTAGCTAAAAACTTTCAAGAAGAACAAACAGGTGGAGGTTTAGCATCTTCATCAAAATGGCAAATAATCTTACCATCAGATGTTGAAATAAGACCAGATGACAAAATAAAAATAAAAGATGATGCTCTTGTAGAAAGATATTATTTAGTCATTGCTTCTGATTATGGACAAACAGAAGGATTATTTACGACAGCAGATTTAATAGAACGCTGGAGTTAAAATAATGTCTATAGACCCTAATGTTATAAATGGAGTAATCGGTAATGGAATATTGGTCATTAGTACAATCGTCATACCAGGATTTTTATTTTTCTCCAATATTTCTAAAAAACTTGATAATGTCTCAAACGATGTCAAAAATGTAAAAGATGACGTTGAAAAGATGAGCAAACAAATCGAAAAAATAGAAGGAAAGATTGAAAACAACGAACAAGCTGTAAATAAACTTCATACAACAGTTGGGGTACTACAAGCAAAAGTCGAGATGTTGGAGAAAAGTAATGAAAAACATTTCCATCAATAAAATGTTTATGGTAATATTAATGGCATTTATTATTACATTTTTAACCAGTTTTGCTAATACATTTTCTCATACAAATATGCCAAATAATGCTACGTTTTCTGATTTTGAGATAGTACTTGAAGTTAGTATTGTATCTTCCTTAAAGAATGGTATTAGTGCTGTTTTAGCCAGTATTTTAGGGTATTTAGTTAACAATCAAAAAGGAACAGGAATAACTAATGGATGAATATTTTGAGATAGGTTTGGCATCTTATGATGTATTACCAGATGGAATGATTGTTATTGCTTTTGATGATAATGTAGCATTTCAATATGTGTCAGAAACTACATTAGACCAAGATTGTAGTATGTATGATACTGAAGTAATAGACAACTTGCGTAAATATATTGTATGTTATTGTGCTCATTTTGGTGGACAAGCTTTAGTAGGAAAAAAGATGATTTTTGACCTTGCTAATGTTGATGGTAATATTGTAAGGATTGTCTAAATGGCTATAGTAACTGTAAATACCAACTTACAAATAGGTTATAATCAAAGGTCATTTGCTGGTAATAACCAAACAACTATAAACTCTACTGCTACTGGTCTATCTTTACCATTTTTAGCACAGTTTACAGGTTCATTAACAAGATTAGTATTTTATGCTCTTTTATCTTCTAATATAACTAATCTTGAAGTAGGTATTATGGCTTCTAACGCTACAGGAGATTTACCATCAGATACTTTTCTTGCTACACCTAATGTTTTTTCTGCTTCTTCAAATACTGCTACATCGCCATTTACTATAACTCTGACAAATGCTGTTTCAGTAGTCAAAGGAAATGTTTATTGGCTTACTTTTAAACCTAATGGCTCATATACTGGAGTTATTAGTATCGCACAAAACCATTATGGATTATATAGTTATAATGGACAGTGGAGAGCATCAACAAGAGCAGCATCAGTTTGGTCTCGTTCAAGTTTGACAGGTAGTATTGTAACTGTTGGAGATGCTACTCGTTGGTATAGTGTAGATATTCCAGTAACTCCAGAAGGTCCAACTCCTGTCAATGCTGTCGCAAGCCAAGATTATGGAGTTGCTTTTACATTAGATGCTAATCATCCTGCTATAAGAGTTGAAAAAATATCTTTTGCCAATAGTACAAATAATAATGCTGGAAGTGGTAATCCTGGTATGATGGTTATTTGTAGGATTTATAATGCTGCTGGTACATTATTACATACATTCAACACACAAGACACTGATAGATTTAATACTACTACTGGTACTGGTATAGCATATTTTTGGAATGCTACAACAGCAGATATTTGGTTAGAGCCAGCAACTAAATATTATATAATGTTTGGATTTACAGGCACTTTTTCTAATAACTTCCAAATATCTAAATATCCTTATAGCAACGCATTATCAACAGCAGGAGGAGCATATACTGCTAACTATGCTATTAGAAGTGGTGGAGTTATAACTGAAACAACAACAGAACTTATGTCTTTTAGTTTAGAAATATCTGGAATAAGATTTGATAATGCAAGTGGTGGTGCTGGAGGATATGTTAATGCATCTCCAATGTTTACAGGAGGATTTAACGGATAATGGCCACTATTACAATACCAACAGATAAACTTATTATTCCTCTTGATGGATTTACTGCTCAAAATACTTGGGGCTCCGTGGCACAAAATATAAATGCTAACAATGGAGGTGTTGCTTGGTATTATGTACCTCAAGAAGCATTTACACTAACAACTATAATCTTTTTTTATAGTGTTACAACAACTCCATCTCCTGCTACTTTTGATGTAGGTATTCAAGGTATTTCTGGTACTGGACTTCCTAATGGTACTTTTGCTACATCAGGAACTTGGACTTGTCCTGCTTCTGGAAGTGGTTTTGCTTCTGTAACTGTTACATCTTTTGCTATGGTAAGAGGTACTCCATACTATGTAGTTATCAGAAATGCTACATCTGGATATTCTGGTGCTGTTTCTATAACTACTGGTAATAATAACAATACTTTAAATAAAATGGTTGGTTATCATACAAGAACTTCTGGTGTTTGGGGCGGAGCAAGTACTCGTGCTGGTGGAAACTTTTGGCTATATTCTGGAACTAAATATTATGGACCTTCTACTTATACTACTACTGGTTCAGAAACAGCAAGAAGTTCTCCAAATGAAATAGGAACAACATTTCAACTTCCTGCTAATCATCCAACTATAACATTGAGAAGTTTACAGTTTCAAACAGTTTCTCCTTCAACAGGTACAGTTTTTAGTGTAAGAGTTAGAAATGCTGCTGGAACATTACTTGCTACTGCTACTATTGATGGAGACTTTAACACTACTGCTTCTCAACCTTATTTTGAGTTAGATACACCAGTTGATTTTGTTGCTGGTACTAAATATTATATAATGCTAACAGGAACAACAGGAACTCCACCATTGATGAGAACTGCTATAAATCTTAATGCTCAAGTTATGACAGATGTTAGAAACGGAATAGTTGCTAATATGGTGGAATATAATGGCACAACATACACGGAAACAACAAGTAAAACTTGTTTAGGTTATTTATTATTTGACACTATAAAATATGACCAAACAGGTGGAACTACAGTAGCATCATTACCAGCTGCATTTAATCAGTTAGATTTTTAGACGATAAAATACAACAGCAAACATAGAGGACCATAAATGTATCAAATAAAACAATCTGAAGCAACAGCAGCAAGAAGAAGAATACCAGTATTATTAGTTGATATTACTGATGGATTTACCCCTGAAACTGGTGTTGTAACTCCTACTATTAATATATCTAAACTTGGTGCTGCTGCTGCTGCTGGGGCTGGAACCTGGACTGAAATAGGTAATGGTCAGTATTATTATGAGTTTACTTCTGGCGAGGTTGATACATTAGGATGGATTGCAGTAAATATTGAAAAAGCAACAGTTAGTAGAGACTATAATGCCATCGTACAAGTTATGGCATACGATTATTTTGCAGCCACAAATCTTGGGCTTACTGCCTTGCCTGCTGTGGCTACTGGTTCTCTTGGTGCTATTCCAACTACAGGTACTGGTGCAAACCAAATCAGTGTTAATGGTTCAGGAGCAATCTCGACAGTCAATACAGTATCAGGCTCGGTAGGCTCTGTAACTGGTGCTGTTGGCAGTGTTACAGGTAATGTAGGTGGTTCTGTTGCTTCTGTTGTTGGAGCAGTTGGTTCTGTAACTGGTTCAGTTGGTTCTGTTGTTGGTGCTGTTGGTTCAGTTACTGGAAATATCAATGGAAACCTTGTTGGAAGTGTTGGTAGTTTAACAGCAACAGCAGTACAAAATATTTGGGATGACCTTACTGCTAATAATACTGTTGTTGGTAGTATTGGTCTTCTTATTGGTACTAACCTAAATGCTACTATATCTTCAAGAGCAACAGATGCTACAGTTTGGACAAATGCTACAAGAACTCTTACTGCTGGTACAAATATTGTTTTAGCCAAGGGAACTGGACTTACTGGACTAAATGATATAGCTGCCACTGATGTTTGGGCTGCTGCTACAAGAACATTATCTTCTGGTGCTAATATAGTACTCGCCAAAGGCACTGGTATTACTGGTTTTAACGATATAACAAGCCAATCAGTTTGGGATGTTGCTACTTCTGCTATTACCGCTGTTGGTAGTATTGGTGTTCAACTAAAAACTAATATTGATGTTGCTACTTCAAGTAGAATGGCTACATTTACATATACTACTCCGCCAACTGTTGCACAAATATCTACTCAAGTATGGACAGAACCTATTCCTGGTACATTTGCAGTTGGTAGTGCTGGTGCTAAACTTAATGCTGCTTCTTCTGCTGGAGACCCTTGGGCAACAGCAATCCCAGGAAGTTATGCTGCTGGTACTGCTGGAAACATTCTTGGAAATAGATTAGATGTAGTACTTTCAACAAGATTAGCAAGTGCATCTTACACCACTCCGCCAACAAGTGCTGCTATCGCTACACAAGTATGGTCTGAAGCATTACCAGGTACATATACATCAGGTCAAGCAGGATTTAAACTTAATGCTGCTGGTGGTGCTGCTGACCCTTGGAGTACAGCTCTTCCAGGTGCTTATAGTGCTGGTTCTGCTGGTTTTATCATTGGAAATAGATTAGATGCTGCTGTTTCAAGTAGAATGGCAACATTTACATTACCTACTAACTTCTCATTACTTTCTATTTCAGGTACTGGTGGAGTTACTGCTGGTACTGTATTAGATAAAACAGGATATTCATTATCAACATCTCAAACATTCAATACAACAGGCTCCATTGGTTCTGTAGTTGGAAGCGTTGGTTCTGTAGCTGGTTCAGTAGCAGGAAATGTCAATGGAACAGTTGCTTCAGTTGTTGGAAACTTGGGCGGAAATGTTGTTGGAAGTGTTGGGTCCGTTGTGGGAAGTGTTGGTAGTGTAGGTAATATTTCTAATATTTGGGATTATCTTACTGGTAATATCCTAACAACAAATAGTATTGGTTTATTGCTTAAAACTAACGTAGATACCACTATTTCTTCAAGATTAGCATCATCTTCTTATAGTGCTGCTCCTACAGTTGCTCAAATATGGCAACAAGCAGTTCCTGGTACATTTACATTAGGTCAAGCAGGATATGTTCTTGGAACTAATCTTGATGCTACAGTTTCAAGTAGATTGGCAAGTTCTTCTTATAGTGCTGCTCCTACTACCCCTCAAATAATGTCAGCAATATGGAACCAAGTAAGAGCCACAGCAAATGGAGGTAGTATTCCTGCTGTTGGTACATTTGGATACTTCTTGGACAGTAGAGTTAGTACTGCTGGTGGTGGTGGCGGTGGTGGAGTTATTGTAAAACAAGGTCCATTTAAACTTAATGCTACACAAGATATGGGACAAAATGACATTCTTGATTTAGTACAAAATGATGCAAGAAATATTGTATTAGAAGTTATTGATGAAAACCAAGAGCCTATTCCATTATCAGGAGCATTTATCTATACTGTAAATATTTATGATATTGGTGGAACTGGTGCTGGAACTTATGGTGGTACTGTTGATTACGCAAATGGTGGTCAAGTAAGTTTTGATATTTCTACTACTACTACAGCCACAAAGGGTACTTATTATATAGTTCTTTCAATAGATAATGGAACTATTATTACAAAATACGGTGGATTAAGGTTAGAGGTAAGATAAATGGATTTTCATTATATGCCAGCAGGTTCTACATCTGAAAGTATTATTTTAGAAATAAGAGCAAATAACAATAACCCAGCAACAGGATTAGCATTTAACACTGCTGGTTTAGTTGTTAGATATGTTAGACCAGGAGAAGCACCAGTAGCTATTACTCTTGCTAACCAAACAGTAACAGGAGCATATGTTAGTGGTGGTTTTAAGGAAATAGATGCTACTAATACTCCTGGTTTATATAGGTTTGATATTCCAGATGCTGCTCTCGTTGCTGGAAAAGACCAAGTTGTTATTTCTTTCCACGGTTATTCAGCATCAAGTTCAGCATTTTTTATGTTCCAGTTGGGTAATGTTGTTGAAAACCATATTTCTACTGCTCCTTATCAACTTGTTTCAGACCAAAGTAATCTTGATGCAAAACTTGATGTTTATAAGGGTTCTGTATTAGATGTTAATGTTCAAATGGTAGATGCTAATAATGCTCCTGTTCCTGTAGGTGTTTCATTAGTATCTATTAAAGTTTATGATATATCTAACACATTAGTAGCTACATATAGTCCAACTATTCAATATAATGCTAATGGAGAAGCATCATTCCAGTTAGATGCTACAGTTACTGCTAACGCTGGTACTTACAATATTTATGCTGTAAGAACTACTGGTGTATCTGACATTGTATCTTTTGGACCATTGCAGTTATTAGTTAAGAGCTTATAATGATAACAGTAAGTACTAAAATAAATAATAATATCGATGCTTTACTCATTGATAAGGTTCATTTATTATTAGGAAAAGCAGCAACAGAGTTTGAAACAGAGATTAAGAATGAGATAGAAACTGGTTCTAAATCTGGTATTACTTATCAAAGAGGAAATATATCTCATACTGCTTCTGCTCCTGGACAAGCACCAGCAACAGATAGTGGAAAACTTGTTGGTAGTATTAGATATAAAAAGAAATCTGCTTCTCAACACGAGGTATCTATTAACTCTGAATATGCTTTAGCTCTTGAAGTTGGAACATCAAGAATGGCAGCAAGACCATTTATTACTCCTGCTTTACAAAATGCTAAAAAGAAACTGATGAAGACAATAAAAGCAATAAATAGAGGTAAAAAATAATGGCTTTTGAACCACTCGCAATAGAACAATATATTTACAGTACATTAAAAGTAGATAATACTTTACAAACAGAACTGGCAAAAGTTAATAGTGCTGTTAAAAACTATCAGATTGGAGTTTATTCAACATTAGCACCTGAAAGAGACCCAGTAAGTGGAGTTACACCTCAAACTCCATATGTTGTTTTTGCTCGTAATGGTTCTGAAAGTGTAGATGATGCAGTCTTATGTGGGGATACTTATTTATCTCATCCATTGTACAGAATAACTGTTTGGCACTCTTCTTCTGGAGCTGTTTCATTCAATACGCTAAAATCTATTGCCGAGAGAGTTGATACTTTATTGGGTAATACTACTGCCACTGTAAATGGTGTGTTGTTTCAATGTCAAAGATATGATACTGAAATGCCTGTAGTAGTACAACAAGATGGTAGAGTTGATTTTGGCCTATCAATGTTATTTCGTTTTGTAGTTATTAAATAAAGAGGATTATAAAAAATGCCTAATACGCCTGTTTTAGTAAATGGAGCAACAGTCAAAATCAGTTTTGGTACTGTCTCTCAAGCAACTGGTGGTGCTACAGCAGTACCAGCTGCACCAACTGTAAGTTATACCTGTTATGCTAAAAGTTTTAAAGCATCTATCGGTAGTCAAACTATTGATTTGTCAACTTTATGTTCAAATATTGACGCTGTTTTTGAAACAAGAAAGAGTGGAACAGTAGATATTGAACTTTATGTTGATAAAGTTGATGGTCCTATTTTTAGGGACAAAGTTGGTTTCTTATGTAAGATTTTAGTAGACCTTACCACAACTACTGGTGGTACATTTACATATGCTGGATTAGTTACAGACCAATCTATTTCATTAGACCCAAACAATGTTGAAATGGAAAGTGCAACTATTAAACTCGGAGCATTTGGTTTGACTTCTATCTCTGCGTAATAAGGAAAATATATGATTAGTGGATTATCAAAAGTAAAAAAGTTAGAAGTACGTCCTGCTGTAAAGATTGATTTATCATCTTTTGCGGGAGAAGATTGTTTTGTAGAACTATCAGAACCAACAAGCGCAGCCTTGTTTCCTGATGCTGGTTTTATTCATAATCTTAAAATCAAGTATCCAGAGTATCCTGATGCAATGTTATATCAGATTGCTCTTTTGGGTAAATGTTATGTTCATCAGGATAATGACCCTAATGAAACAAACCCAATACACGATTTTGCACAACTTGGTAGAGATAATAAAGAATGTTTTTATCATATTCTAACAGAGTTCCTTAACGCTTTTCCTTCTAATAATATTGACAAAAAGGTACAAGAAGCAAAAAACGACTAATCGGATGTTCCCAACAAGTATTATATTATTGCGTTAAATACTTGAAAAGACATCCGATAGAAGTTGATTTAACTCTTGACCAAATAGCAGAAATAGCAATGATAGGTCGGGAAATAGATAGGGCAGAGGCTGATAACGCCTCTGCCATTCTTAACGCATTATTAGGAAGTAGAATATGACATTTGCTGAACTCATTATTAAGTTTGGTACTGTTGGTGCTGAAAAACTTAAATCTGATATTAAAGAAGTTGGAAAAACGATGGAGGAAACAGGTAAATCTGCTAACTCTATGGTTTCTTCCATTATGTCTATTGCTACTGGTAATATTATTGGCGATACTTTGATGAAAATGGCTGGTGGTGCTTTTGACCTTGCTAAATCTTTATTTCAAGCTGGTATGGAAGCAGAAACTACTAATGCTCGTTTTGCAGCATTTGGATTAGATGTTGGTAAAACAAATCAAATGCTTTATAGTGTAGCAGAAACATCTACTCTTACAACTGCTCAACTAAAAGAAATGACCCTTCAACTTCATCAAGCAGGGTTTAATGTTAATGCTGCTGTTCCAAGATTAGCTAAATGGGCTGATGCTATTGGTGGTGGTTCTGAAAAACTACAAGGAATGGTAAGACTTCTAAACTTATTGAGAGCAGGCGTTAAACCAGACCAAGAACTATTACAATCATTAGGCTTTTCAGATATTTTAGTAAAAGCTGGATTAAAGTTTGACCAAGGAAAGCTTGTTGGTGGTATTAGACCAGCTATACAAGCAGTTATGAATGAAATAGATAGAATGACATCTGGTCTTACTGAAAAAGTTGGTAAAACATTTGAAGCAAGATTAGCAACTCTTACTGATTTCTTTACTCGTTTAAAAGAACAAATAGGTAAAGAACTTATATCTTTTGCTGGTCCTCTTATTGATGCCCTAAATAAAACATTAGGGGCAGTTATTAAATCTGGTGTTATTGCTGATACTGTAAAGGGATTTTTAGCTATTGGCACAGGAATGATGAACAACTTATCAAAAGGTATTGATAATAAAAGTGTTCAAACTATGATTGCAAAAGTAGTAGGTACTATTTTGGCATATTTTCAATCTATTCCAGCACACGCACAAATATTTGGAACTATGATTGGTAAGGTCTTTGATTATATTGGTAAAAAGTTTTTAGAAGTTGACCTTATAATGCAAAAGATTGGTGCTTTTCTTGATTGGGATTTTGAAAAGTTAGATGAACTTCGTAATATAAAACTTACTCCTGCTACATTAGATTTATCTGGTCAAATGAGACAACTAAATATTCTTCAAGGTGTTATTGGAGAAACTGCTAATGATAATGCATATAAAATAGGGCAAGCTTTTGGTAAAAAAACTACATTTATTCCTGATGATACAATGTTAAATGCTAATGCTACTACTGGTTCTGGAAGAGATGAAAGTGGCGGTGCTGGTAGTAAACAAAAAGAAGCTAAAGCAATACAAGAAAAGCAACTAAAAGCACTTAATATGATTGAAAACCATACTAAACAAACATCAGAAGCAACATTGAGAAATCTTACATATGGTGGTGGTATGTTAGCAGCACAAGGCATTTCTAATACTGAAATGAGAGGATATGGAAGAGTTGGCAGTCCTCAAATCAGTGCTTCTAATGATATTTCAAGAGGTGTTATAAAACTTATCAAAGGACACCAAGTTACCAATAGTTTAAATATTAATCCGAGGAGAGCATAATGCCATCTAATCTTGATGAACTTGATGTAAAAGTTTATGTTGATTATCCACAATCCCGTAGAAATGTAAAAGCACCTTTTGTATATGCTGTTGATGGAACTTCTTGGGATACATCTACTGCTGTCAACTGTTATATTGAACCAGTTACAAGAGCAGTTATGGGACAGCCTATTCCAAACACACCTGAATGGAAAACAACATTTACAGGTCAAGGATATGCAAGATTTCTTTTTGCTGATTTTACATTTACTTCTCCATCATCCTGGAAAGATATAAACTTCTATAGCACTACAGACCCATATTTTTATTGTTTATCTAACTCTGTACCAATAATGAATGGCGCTATTAGTTTAAATGGTGGAGTATCAAGAAATCAACCATTATTCTTTTCTTTCATTAGACAAAATAAAAAAGAAAGTAATACTAATATTACTGCAAAGTTATTTTGGGCTGGAAATAGTTTTGTAAATAGAGATACTCAACTTCATTTGAAAGATGATGGTTCCTGCGATATTTACCGTGGTTATATTTTAAAAACTGGAACTATTGTTTGTAGTACTTCATCAGCAACAGTAACTGGAACAGGTACATTATTTACTACAGAACTCGCAGCTAATGATAACTTATATACAGAAGATGGTAGGATTATTGGAACAGTTCTATCTATTACAAATGCTACTACTTTAATATTATTTTTTAATCCTACATTCAACTACACTGGAAGATTTCATAATAAACAGCCTCAAAAAGTTGCATCTTATAGTAGAAATGAAAATAACTACAATCAACAAGCAGTAGGCATCAGAAATGGTAATCCTAATAATGATTACAATGATGTTTATATTATGCCTATGAGAGGCAAAGAACTTGTTATCAATACTAACTATGGTTTAAACTTTTCTCATACTTTTGAGGATTTAGTTTCTCCAAATGATGTTGGGCCTGTATTGTATTATATGGGTGGATATTCAGCTGGAAGTACAGCTGTTCCTGGTCAAGCTTTTATGGTTCCAGAAATATTACCTACAGGAGCTTTTAGTATTGTTATTCCTAATGGTAAAGTAGCATTTCAGCTTGCTAAACTTTGTTTTCTTTCAAACTGGACTATCAAAAGTAAAAATATTTATAATGAAGTTGCTGCTCAAGGTTTTTCAAACTTTGGTTATAGAACTGTAACTGCTGAAGTAGGAACTATATCTTCATCAACTTATTCAAATACTGTAACTGGTGTAGGAACTGGTTTTTTAACATCTTGGGTTGGTGGAAGATTATTTAGTCTTGAGTCAGATGGTTTTGGTCCACTTGAAATAGGAACTATCTTTTCTGTTGCTTCTACTACATCATTAACACTAACTGGAAGTGGAAAGTTTAAACAAGCATCTTCATTTACTTTGATGAAGAAAAAAACTGGCACTATAACTGCATCAACATCATCAAATATTATAACTGGTGTCGGAACATTATTTACTACTGAAGTTGCTGTAAATGATGATATTTACGACCCAAATGATTATTATTTAGGTAAAGTACAAAGTATATCTTCAAATACTTCAATGACTTTATATTATAATAGTATGACAGATTGTAGTACTTCAGCATATTGGACTAACTTACCTGTTATTAATAGTGTTTTTCAAAATAATCAAGTAGAAGTTTTAGGTCCTGCTAATACTACACAAATATCTGATATATTGCCACCAAGTCTTACTATTTTAGGAAATGGAACAGGACAAAGTTTATCAAGTAGTTCATATTTTGTAATACAAGCAACAAGCCAAAGCACAATAGCTCCAACTAATCCTCTTAAAAATAATGATAGTTCATTTACTTTTTATTCTGTTGACGTTATTATTTTTTATGAAAATCAAAAAACTAAAACTACACAAATAGATATTACATCTGTTGTTGAAAGTTTACTTATTGAAAAAACAGAAGAAGGAGAAAATGGTTGTACATTTAGTGCGAGAAAACAAAATCTTATTGATTTAGGAATGACAAATCCTGATAGGTTATCAAATAGACCTGTAAAGATTACTCTTAAACCAAGAGATTTAAACTATGATGAAATACTTATATTTGAAGGTTTTCTCAAAAATCCTGAAATAGAGTACATTCAAGGGCCTAACTATGATAAATATTCATTATTAACTTTTGAAGGTTATGATAGAAAACAAGCATTAAATGAAGTTTATTTTACAAAAGCACCTTCATTAGATGGATTATCATTACAAAATGCTTTTATTGTTTTAGGCAACTATGGTGGTTTAGCAGTAAAACCAACTTTTGTTTTACAAGACCAATCATTACTTGGTTATGATTTAGGTTTTAATAGAAATAACTCTAATGGTCAATATAACTGGACTGCTAATATTTCCGATAGTGTAGGTTCTTTTATTGAAAAACTACGTTCAGAACTTACTCAAAATATTGCCTATAAATATACATACGGCTGGTTTTATAATACAGATTATAATAGATTTTTGAATGCAGGTACAGTATGGTTAACAAATAGAAATACAACTCAACCATATAATAATACATTTAGTGTTCCATTATATTTATCAGAAACAAATGCTAATACTTTTGGTTCTATCGCATTATCAAAAGCTTATAAAAGAACAATAAGAAACTTAAAAAAGACTTATGAACAACCAGAAGCAAATCAAGTTATTGTTATTGGCACTGATAAAACAAATAATGATAGATTAACAGCAATAATAGATGATGTAAACTCTCAAAATCCTTTCATTACTAACAGACCTAATAACTGGCTTGGTTTAGTAAAATCATTTTGTTATCAAAATGATAGATTGACTACACAAAATATTGTTGAAAGTTCTGCACAAAGTTTCTTTGATAAAATAACAACCGGAAGAGAAATAGTAGAGTTTACTTCTGATTATTTAACTTATTATAATAACTTTACAAAATATCCAAATGCGGAACCTTTACCAGCAAAAAATGGCACTATTGATAGTTTTACTTATAGTAATGGTATTGGTGGTGTAGGAACATTATTCTTATCTCAACTTGCTATAGGAGATAAGTTATATTCTCCTGATGGTTATCTTATTGGAACAGTAGCAACAATAGCATCGAATACTTCTTTAACATTAACAACAAATGCTCTTTATGCTGTAACATCATCTCAATATTACACAAGAAATCCTTATATACTTTGCGACCAATATGCATTTTTAGATTGCGACCAAGATGTTGAAATATTTGATACAACAGGAACTTCAACTGGATATTATAAAATCTTAAGTTATAAAGTTGAGTTTGTCAAAGCTAACATTCCTGTTTATGTTCTTGGTGTTTTACAAAAGCCTGACCAAATAAATGTTACACAAGCAACCTATAAAGCAGTCAAAGTAAACTATACTAATAAAGCAAATATTTATGAAGATGATAAAGTAAACTTGCTTTATAGCAATGTAGTCAATGTACAAAAAAATGTTGCATCAAAAACTATCTTAAGATTTATTACAAGTGCAAATGCTCTTACATTTACAACATCTGGTGTTCCAAGTGGTATGACAGTATCAAGTTCAACATTTGATGGTTCTACTCAAAATATTATATTTGATTGGACACCATCTCCAGCACAAACTAAATCAGTTGCTAATGTAAGTTTGACAGTTACTAACTCTTATGGAACTGGAAAAAGTTTAACTGTTCCATTGTATTTTAAGGTTTTTGACACACTATAATGCCAACATTTACTGATTTATCAAGAACAAGCAGACAGGATGCTTTATTTTCTTTCATAGGATTTAATCAAAAAGAAGGCCATCCTAATGCTGTTATTCCTCCTGGCACTTATATGCAAACTTCCAACTTTGATTTTACTGTTGGTGGTCATTATGGTTGTTCAGCAAGAATAAGAAGTTTGATTGTTAAAACTACTGCTGGCATTGGTTTACCTTGGTCTTGGTTTTTATATGCTCGTGTAACTGTTACCAATGGACACGGAGCATCTACTACTTCTGACATTCTACTAAATAGTCAAACTGGTATTCCTGCTGCATCTTATGCTAATGTAACTGGTACTATGAGTGGTAGTTTTCATTTTGAAGTACCATCAGATATAAAATATGATGTCAATGAAACAGCAACAGCAGTATTAGATTATCCTCTCTACACAACTTACAAACAATATGAAAGAAGTACTGTTGGTGGTACTGCTCTTTGTCAAGTAACTATCAGTGGTACAACAGTTACAGCAACTTCTGTTGTTGCTACTTCTCTTGGCACAGATTATAGATTTGATACTATTGTTGGTAGTTTTTATAAGGCTGGTGCTGCTTCTGGTTTAAGTATTTTAAATCTTTCTGCTATGACTACTAATCTTGTATCAGTTCCAAGTTATAGCCATTTAAACTTTATTTCTTCAAACTTTTATGCTACTCAAACTGGAACATCAGCAGAGTTTAAGATACTTGGCACTGATGATGCTTTTGGAGACCCACAGCAGTCAACTATTACAATGACAGCACATACAGCATTAGAAAGAAGAATGAAGTTTCTTGGTAAAATCAATGCTTATGATGTATCTTATCCAAATCCATTAACTATTAGATTAACTGGTGTAGATAATGCTGGTTTAGGTTATAGAGATATTGTTAGAACAGGTAGTTACGATGAAAGCGATACTTATTTTGATTATAGTATTAGCAGTAATCTTTTAGCCTATCCTGGAGCATCAGCACAAATAGTTAATACTGGACCTGTCTTTACACTTCCTAATGCTATAAAGACCGCTATTATTGGTTCATCTCTTACAACTAATGGAGATGACCCTAAATACACCAGATTGCCATTTAGAGGTTGGAACTTTCCTGGCGCTTTTATGGAACTTGCTAACTCCACACAAATAACTGCTGGTGGAACTACAAATACAAGAACATTTAGCCCTACAGAAAACTTTAATAGTTATAGATATCTTGAAATAGAAGTAAAAAGTAATACTGGTACTTTACAATCAGATACATTATCTTTAACTTGTCAACCTGGTTCTGACACAAAATCATATACTTTTAGCACATCATCAGCAGCATATGAGATAAAAAGATTTGATTTACTGATACCTAAAAATAAATCATTGAGCATAGATGACCAAGATGACCCTTATCCAAGATTGTCTCCATCTGGCTCAAATCCATTACAAGAGAGGACTAATCTTGATTGGTATGGAGTTACACGGATATCTCAACTTGCTATCGCTAATGCTAACATTACTTTGGGTAGGGTATGGGTGGTTGCTGATGCTACTACTTCTCAATCTGATTTTGCTTTTGCTCCTGAATATTATATAAAGGTAGAAACTGATGCTACAGCTGGAACTACATATTTTGGTAGAAGATTATGGTGTCAAAATACATCAGGAAGACACGAGGAAGAGTTTGATGTTCTAAAAGTATCAGGTGTAGCAACTAATAATACAATAACAAACTTTACTACAAGAGTACAAGGTAATCATAAAGGTTGGACTGCTTCTCCTTCTACGGCTGCTGGGGTTAATAGATTATCTTATGCTAACTCTGCAACAGGTTATGCTCTTTGGTTAGGTGGCATTACTTATAAAGCAGATACTGGCGGTGGAACAATACAAAAAGATTATTTAAATGTTTATCAAAATCAAGGAGAAGCAGATTGTCAAGTTCTTGCTCAAACTTATTTTGATGAGTTTTTAACAAATGAACTAATACCTGATTATGGAGACCCTTTTGGTGTTTACAAAGAAACATCATTTCCATTGATTACATTACCATCAGTTTCTATATTGAGAGGACCAGCATTTGGATTATTAGTAGATGGCACAAAAACACCCTTATTTGCTGGTAATGTTGACCTAAAGCTGTCATCTACTCTTGCTAATAGAGGAAGCGGTATTTCAGCCTTAAATGGCACTTATAAGACAGGTACTCCTATGGGTCTTTCATTCAAAAACCATAGAGTAGATTACCTTACTTTAACATCTAACATTACACCTCTTTATGCTTCTAAAAAGTATAGAAGAGCATTCATAAATCCTGTTGTAGTTAATGCTGTTTTATCAGCAGACCATAGCGATATGTATCAACACGTTATTGCTTATCAAGATGCTGGTGTTATAAAACTTCAGCTAAATATAACTCCTGATTTCTCCACTTATACTATCTTAACTACTAATATTACAGGAGCAGTTGGAGCAGCAGTAAAATGGCAAAGATTTAGTAATACAAATAATCTTATATTAGATGTGCAAGACAGCGCAGGAAATATAAATAAATATATCTTAAATAATCTTGAAACAGGAGTAGCAACATTGGCAACAACATTAGGCATTGGAACACAACCAGCAGTAGCATTGTATAGAAATGGTGTAGAGTTTCATTTTTTCCGTACTACTGATAGTGGAGGTTCTATTAGAAGAATAGCAATAGACCCTGCTGGAAATACATTTATAGCATCTTCTATTGTAGTAACTGGAAATGTAACTACTAATGGATTAGCTGCATACACAAGAGATGACGTAGTTTATTTAGTATATTCCCACGCTACAACAGGCATTACTATTGTCAGAAGTTATGACGGTGGAGTTACATTTAGTTAGGATAAAATGATGTATGGACGAACAAATAGCAATAAAAGCAGCGGAAGAAGCACTGTTAAATGTAGGCACAACAGAAAAGGGCGAAGACAACCACGGAGACCATATCGCCAAGTATTTAAAAACAGTAAATCTTGATGAAGGTTATGCTTGGTGTGCAGCTTTTGTTAAATATAGATACATTGAAGCAGCAAAAAAACTAAAGAAGAAAATGCCTAAATCTTTTATGGATTTATCTGGATGGACACCTGATTGGGCTGCTTGGGCAAAAGATAATAAAAGATTTATTACTGTTCAAGAAGCAAGAGACAATCCAGAACTATTGAAAAAAGGTTATCTTGGTTTATTCTATAGCAAAACAAAAGGCAGGATATACCATATTGGAGTTGTAATAAATACTATTGAGGGTGGAGTATTAATGGTTGAAGGTAATACTGGCCCAGAAACTGATGTAGTAACTGCAAATGGAGATGGAGTTTACCGTAAACATAGAAAATGGATAAACTTTGGAGTATTTGGCGGTTTTATTAAAATGTATTAGGAGATAGAATGAGTATTATTAGCAACTTTTTGAAGAAGAAAATCGGTGTTCCTGAAGTGGATTTAGCTTCTTTTCCACTTGGTAGTATGTTGATGGATAGTTTGATTAAGAATGGCGTAAAAGAGGTATTTAAGCCCCTTTCTGATGATGATATGAAGCTGTTAGATAAAGCTGTGCAAGTAGAAATGTATCATCGCAAAGTAAAAGTAGAAACAGCAAATAAAGCTGGTATTGGAAAAGGTTATGAGTAGTCTAATCTGTCTTTTATTTTTAGTACAAAATCCTTTACACAATCAAACAAAAACAATAAACTTATCAAAACCAACATTGGCAGTAGAAAAAATAAAACTACAAAAACTCGACCCAGTTGATTTAGCACATTTAGCATATATTTTAAAGTTAGAACAGTTTAATAGATTTAAGAGATAACATACAAATAACCCCGGTCTCATCGTAAAAATACGTTTACCTCCGGGGTTATTTTCTTTAGACTGTGTTGCAAAATAAACAAAAATGTTATTTATTTCTTGTAAGTTTATGTATTGCTCATTTTAATGTACGTCTACTATCCTGTCTGATTTCCACTTACACTTATATTATACAACATCTATCTATCTTTTTCCTTCAACCATTCTAAATATTTTTCTATTACATAATCGCCCAGTTTACTTTTCATTTTTTTCTCTTTTTTTCTCATTTCTATCGCCAAATAAATATCCAAAATAAAATCCACATAAGAAAAGTTGAACTATACTAAACCAAAATAATAGCTGGTTCATTTCTTACAACACTTGCTATGTTTTTGATAATCATCTATAACATTTTCAAGTTCTACGATTGCTCCTAAAAGCTCTTGATGTTTTTGGAATAAACTTTCATATTTTGTTTGCCAAGCTTTATTACTTTTTTGATAATGTTCCATCTCATAAAAATACTTATCGCTCTTCATCTTCCAAAATACAACTTCTTGCGCTTTTTTATCCTGGTGTATTAAAACTTGCTCGTCTCTACAACCATTTAATATATGATGAGCAAATACAACTCTTGCTTGGTCCATTGTATGTTCTGATTTAGCTTCTTGTAGTTCTTTTTTTAGTTGTTCTACTGCTTCTTCTAACTCTTCATTTTCATTACGCAAATCTTCATTATCGCTTACAATACTCTTATAGCAATCATAACCAACACTAATCTTTTTTTCCATATTATTCTATTGTTTCTCCATCAAGAATACCACTGTCTCTAATAGCATTAAGAGCTGTATTTAAGATATCAGTCATTTCTCTTACTGGCTTATTATATTTAGCAGAAAGTAACTGAACATCCATCATCTCATCTTCATCGCCAAGACCACAATAATCTTTAATAACATTGAGAGATAACTCATCCTTTGAAAACAACTCTAAAACACTTTCCATTACGCTGTCTAAAATAACTCTGTCCATATTTTTATCCTCATATATATCATTAATATCATCCAGGCTCATTGTCATTGTTTTATATCCATCAAGAGCAGCCTGTATTCTACTTGGTGGTAAATCTATTATTTTTATTAGTTCTGTATAATCTAAATCTATTCCTGCTCTAATGATTTGTATTAAAGCCTCGTGGATATGATTTGGAAGTCTAATAGTTCTTCCTGTATTTTCAATAGTTCTCAAACAATATTGCCAAATCCAAGGTGTAGCATAAGTTGATAGTTTACTTTTATCAGCATTGTATTTTGTAAGACTATATAATAATCCCATTTTTGCTGATTGTAATAAATCTTCTAACTCAACTCCTCTACCCTTACATTTAATAGCAATACTATGAGCAAGATTTCCATATAATGATAAGATTTCTTCTGCTGCCTTATTAGCATCCTTATCCCTACCATTATTATATTTATCTGCTAACCATCTATCATCATCGAGAGTAGGTAACTTATTTTTTTTACGACTAATGTTATAATCAGTCCAACTTGTATGCATCATAATAGTCCTCCAAGTACATTATTTAATATATACTTGGAGGTATAACAACTATCCTGCTTTTCTTGTCTTGTATGCTGATAAAAGATACTGACTAACTTCTTCAATCGTAATATTACAAGCATCAGCAATCCTTTCAATATTAACCAAAGTAGGCATTGATTTACCATTGAGATACTTGCTAATATGACTTTGATGTAAACCACTCTTATTTGCTATTTCCATTTGTGTCATTCCAAATGTGTTATTACTTGCTGGCATTATTTAATATATCCTCCATAATCTTGTCGCTGTTTCTAACCAATGTATCTGATAATGTTTCTAAATGTACAGTATCAATCTCTGTGTATAGTTTTCTCAATCTCATCTTCCAAGTATAATATTGTCTATCGCTCATTATACCATATTTACCAATATTTTGTTCTGTTGTATGATGCAAACATATTCTAAACCAAGTATAAGAACCATCCTTGTTATTATGGCTCCAAATACAATATGCTGGTAAGTTGCTCTTCTTTGCTAACTCTACTAATGCTAATCTTTGGGATTTTTTTAAAAACCCTCTTTTTGTACTATCTTCATAAATCTTGTATTCATTCAACGCAAATGGTTGAAACTGACTAATACCTTGTTCTTGTATTAAACAATCAAAATCAACTCCTTGTGGTGTCAATAAAGCATCAATATCAAATGTATTTAAAAATCTTGGTGTAGTATCTATTTGCATCATATGGTTGTGTCTATTTGTTATCTCTTCTTGTTGGGATTTAAGTTCATTAATATGTTGTCTAATATTTACTTTTGCTTGTAATAAAAGCTCGTGTTCTAATAAATCCCAATCCCGAAATCCGCTATCAAAAAGTTTTCCTATCATTTCAAAAGTCTCCTATATTTACGTTATACAACTTATAACATATTTACTATTCTGGAGACTTTTTATATACACCTTCTACTATTTGGACATTTTTACTAAATCTTTCAATGACATATTTGATAGTCTATAAATAACTGTATTTTTTGCTATATTTAGTCTGGTGCTGATAGTTGTTAATGATACTAAACCTGGATTACCATTTTTATTATCTATGTAGTAATAGCCTTCTCTTTTTCTTGATGGCACTAACATAATATTCTTCCCTGCTTTTTCAATAGTCCAGTAAGGGTTGTTTTGTAATACTGCGATATTTCCATTATTTTTATTAGGATAGAAAACAGCCTTTACATAATCTTTTTGGTCATTAGTAAGTTCAGATAAATCAAGCTTATCAATATAATATAAGTTTTTCCTATTTGGCTCCCTCCAAACCAAATCAGCTAAAGCAAGGATTAAACTATTTATATCTACCTTTCCATCTTTTACTACAAGTTTATGAGTAGGATGGAATATTGGCTTTTCTTTTTTAATCTTAACTATAGCAACTTCTACTTCTTCTTTTTTAGGCTCAATAACCACTGTTTTAGGCGTTTCTGCTATTATTATGGGTTTTGGTATGCTTATAGGTTTTTGATAGTGTTTTATAGCATTTTTGACTATGTTTTGGTCTATCCAACTTTCAAGAATAAATCTACCCTTTTTATCATTTTTAACCCAATCATCAGTAGACCAATATAACCATTCATCCTTTAAGTTATCATTGAACCATTTGAATGAATGTTTTACGGTATAGTGGTTTTTACCAATAAAGTTATAAGCTTCTCTAATACCTTGGATATGTCTAAAGTCTTTTGCTTCTATTTCTTTATGTTCAAAATATTGTGTGCTTATTCTTAACTGTATTGCACTTTCAAAAACAAAGTATGCTTCTTTTTGAGATTTCTTTTTGTTTGGCTTATTATAGTCATTCATCATAGAGCTATAAAAATCTCTTTGCTGTTCTATTTGGTAATCTTCTTCTGTGTACATTTCATTTTTCTCCTGTCTATCATTATACCTATTATTTCTTATCAATGCAAACTATTTTTTCAAGTTCTAATATTTTTGAATACAGCATATATAACCTAACTTCATTTATTAAATACAATCCCATTACAACAAGAGCTGTATTTGTAATATCAATAACCATTTTTTTATTCCTCCAAGTTTGATATTTTATTATTCTCTATATTGTATATTATTTCCTTCTCTTATTTTCTCTCTTATTTAGCTGGAGCGAAGCGGACCTTCTCTCTCTTTATTAAAAAAAAAGAAATAAATAGGCGAAGCCTTTTCTGGGTTTCTCCTTTAATAGTTATTATTAGTTATTTTAGTTATAGAGAGTTATATAAGAGAATGGATTTATAGGCTAAAAAACTCGTACAAGTAAAAGATGTACGAAAAAAAGTAAAAGATGTACGAAAATAAAATGGTACTTGTACGAACTTTTTTAGATAGATGTACGAACTTTTACTAAACCTGAAAAATCAGGGTAGAATGAAAAAAAGGCAAAAATATTTTCATTTCATTATTTATTATTGATACTACAAAAGCAAAAGAAAGCCCCTCTGAAAGGAGGGGCTTCTTGCTTATTTCATCTTATCTAACTTCTGGATTATTTCTGCTATTTCTTCTTGACTTCCTGTTAGTGTTTCTGTTTCTATCGCATATCTGATTTCTTCTTTACACTGGCTCAATGACCTTTCAAATGTCATTGGAAATCTTTCCAGATTTACTACAGCAAACTTTCCATTTTTGCCTTTTACTATTTCCATCAGATACTGTGTATCTTTACTATAAGTCCAATAACTAACCATTTGATTTCTCCTTTGTAAGTGTAATCAACCTTACATACATATTATACACTTTATAGCATAAATAGCAAGCAGTATCTGAAAAACTTTTGGCATTATTTATTCATAGTATTCCAATCGATTTAGTCAACATTATTAAGTAGTATATTCCTACTGATTTAGTCAACATAAGTCTTGAGGTTTTTTTCTTATTATACCCTAACCCGCTAATCAAGGCTATGTACAATCCTACGATTACAATGGTTAATAAATCGTGGCATTATTCAAAAGAAGGTGGAGTTGCTTATCCTGCGGAATGGTGTATAATAGAGATACAACAGGAAGCAAGACCAGCGCACAGGCTACCAAGCAGGTAAGTTGACAATCCTTGCGGAATGATGTATAATAGAAGTAGACAAAGCCCAAGTGCCTAATCTACTGGGACCGAAAGGCTCCCGCAAGCAGCACGTTACTAAACATAGCAGGAGAGGTACTGATAGCAGGGCTCCCGCACAAACCCCAACTGACGTTGGCTCTCCTGAAACCGATGAGTTCCAAGAAGGAGGTAAGCAACCAGCAGAACTGATGGGTTAGGTGTGGAAGAGAAGCAGGATGAACCAATCAGCACCCGCAAGGGAGCACTGCGCATCATAGGCGGAGAGAGTAGCAAATATAAGGACTGCGGAACATCCGCAGCTGGAGAAAGAAAATGTCGAGAGAAAGAGATAATGGTTGGGAAGACCACGTTTATGTAGATGAGGACAAGTTGGTGGAGCGCCTTAAAAAGGAGTTCAATTTTATCAACAACATCCACTTTGCTGGTAAGTATGACATTGAAGACAAGACGTTGAGCAAGGTAGAACTACACACCTTCCTTTGGGCAGCATATAACTATTGTATGGCTGTGCATTATGTGGGTGCGGGAGTTGAGCCAGGTTCAGTGCTAAAGCGTCCTGATTACCTTACTATTAACAAATATAAGGTTGGGTACGCTGGTAGATGTCGCAGCTATGGCCGACCTGAAAAGGGTGGTACATTTGAAATATCAATATCTTACAAGTACTATGAGGATTGGGGGTTTGTTCAAATCCTTGAGACGCTCTACCACGAGATAGCACACCTTACCTATTTTGACCATAGCGATGAGTTTTGGGCAGAAGGAGAGCGCATTGGGTTTGGTTTAAGACCATCCGGTGTCAAAGGTAGACCAGCCAAGTTTGAACGCTACTGCGAGGTTTGCGATTTTAGCTACCCAAGCGTGTCAAGACCAAGCAAGTACTATGTATGTCCAGAATGCTGGCCATATAAAGGACCGGAGCCAAACTTTGATAGCTGGCTTGCGCTACCAAGTGGAGAGAAACCTTGGATGCAAATCCGCAAGTACACAGGACCAGAAATCCTGCTGTAACACAACTAATAGCCCCGCTAACCACGGGGCTATTTTTTACCCAAAATTGTTTTAGAGGTAAGGTTGACATCTACACAGAAAGATGTATAATAGTAGTGTAGACAAGCACTACAAGGAGAAATGTTATGAGAAAAGATGGACTGTTGGTTGCGTTGCAAGAGCTTAAGGACCAGAAGGAAGAGCATATAGATATGATGTCTGTCCAATACGCTGATTGGTTGAAGGAACTGCGTAATATCAAAGAAATATTAAGCAACCCGCTTGCTACAGACCACCAAATGGAAACGGTAAGACAATCAGTTGATGGATTGATAACAACTCATCTTAACGCTTACAAGTGGTTGATGAAGTAATGCAAAATCCCCTCCCTAAAAAGAGGGGTTTTTTTATGCCTAAAATATTTGACATCTAAACAGCAAGGTGTATAATAGTAGTGTAGATAAGAGCTACAAGGAGAAAAGTTATGAAGATAAAACAAGTTCAAAAGGAACAACTGTTAGAAGAAACTAATGGTGTAGATTTACAAGCAGAAGATATTTTGAATATACTCCGCAGTGTAAATAACTTATTGAGTAACAGACTTCCAACAGATGATGTCAAAATAGTTAAAAAAGCAATAAATGATTTGATTGCTGAACAAGTTGAAACCTATAAAAAATAAAATAATATAGTTTCTAAAATCCCCTCCCTAAAAAGAGGGGTTTTTTTTAGATGGTAAAATGCTATATGAAAAAAGAAGCTGAAATCCATATAGAGATTATGGATTGGGTGCGGGCAAATGAAGAAGATTTTGAAGCATTAAAATGTATTTATCATCCACCTAACTCTTTCTTTGGCGTTAGCTTTGGAATAGTTAAATGGCTACAGAAACTTGGTATGCGGAGTGGAGTATGGGATTTAATAGTACCTCTTGATAATGGTGTTTATTCTGCCCTCTATATTGAAGTAAAATCAGAGAAAGGTAAACTATCAAAGCAACAACAAGAATGGAAAGAGATTATAATGAAAAACACATCAAAATGGCCTCTTTTTGTTGAAGTTAAGGATGCACAAACTGGAATAGATTTAATAAGTAAATATCTTGGAATGACTGAATGATGAAGCATAGCATAGATATTAGCAAGTTAGATGAAATATACGACAGTGGTAGTATTAGAGTGCTTATTGGCTTTGTTTTAGGCATTAAAATGACCATTGTAATAAGTAAACTCATCGTAGGATATATTAGTAGAGATGACTGGGCAAAACATTCTGAAAAGTTTAAAGGAAAAAAAGTTAATAAAATAGAAGATGGATACTATTGCTATTTTAGAACAGAGAATGATAGACTGTATTTAGTATAAGGATAAATATGAAAGAAGAAGATTACAACAACTTGGAAGATAAGTCAGGATTAAAAGGTTTATATCCAATGGTTAAAATCTCCATTGCTGCTAAAACAGAAGACCACGATATGGCAACAATCCAAGAACTTATGGAAGCTTTTGATATGGACAGTTCTCCTATTGAGTTTATTAAAGAACTATTAGATGGTGGTTATGCTAATATTTACTTACATAGTTGGGATGAGCAGGTAAAACTTTTGTAGATGTGGTATAATATATTTGTTAGGTTCATTGACATTTCAAACTCCTTAACCCCAGTACTTCTCCTACTGGGGTTTTTTTTATCATAGACGCTAAAATAATAAAAGAGGTATATTATGGAAGAACAAAAAAGAACTTACACAAAGATAACTAATGCAATGAAAGCAGATATTATTGCTGGATTATTAGTAGGCCTTGGAGTGTGCGAACTATCAAGACAACACGGTATTGCTAAAAGTGCTGTATCTAAAATAAAATCAGAGTTAGATGAAGACCAGAAATCTTTATTACCTGAAAATGCTGTTGATAGGATAGAAGATTTATTAATATCATCCCTAAAAGAACATTTAAAAGCAATAGAGACAATAGCAAAAGTAGGTCAAGATGAGAGATATATTAGGACACAAAGCGCAGGACAGATTGCCGATTTACATCAACAACTTGCAAACTGGTCGGTTCAACTTTTATCAGCAGCAAACCCGGATAGAGAACAATAAAAAACAAAAAGAACATCCATTATATTTAGATTTCCTACAAGAGACATATCCTAAAACTTGGTCTTTGCCTCCACATATTATTAAAATAGCAGAAACAATCCAAGATTTTTTAGATGGTAAGTTTGATAGATTACTTATTAAAATGCCACCACGTCATAGTAAAACTCAATCTTCTACTATTAGACTTGCTGCTTATATGATGGAACAATATCCTGAAGATAATGTATTGATTACAAGTTACAATGAAAGAATGGCTCGTCGTTTCTCAAGAATGTCAAGAAATATATATTCATCAAGAAATAAGATAGATAGAACTAAAACTGCTGCTGATGAATGGCAAACAGAAGATGGTGGAACGTGTATGGCAAGAGGAACTGGTAATGCTCCAACAGGCCAAGGTTTTTCTCTTATCTGTATCGACGACCCTATTGCTAACAGAGAACAAGCGGAAAGTAAAACATATAGAGAAAATGTATGGGATTGGTATGGTTCAGATTTACTTACAAGATTAGAACCAAATGGAAAAGTTTTAATAACTATGACACCTTGGCACGAAGATGATTTAAGTGCAAGAGTAGTAGAAGCAGAACCAGATAAATGGCATATACTTGATTTACCTGCTATTTGCGATAATGTAGACGATGCTTTAGGTAGAAACATAGGAGAAGCATTGTGGCCAGAAAGATACAATATAGATGATTTTATGCGTATTAAGAAGGTTATTGGAGACTATGCATTCCAATCATTATATCAAGTAAATCCAACCCCAAAAGAGGGCTCATTCTTCAAAATACAGGAGTTAAATATTATTAGTGCTGCACCTAATAATCTTACTAAAACTATAAGAAGTTGGGATTTAGCAGCAACTGAAAATGATGGAGACTTTAGCGCTGGGATTAAAATGGGAATAGATGAAAATAAAAATATTTATATCCTTGATGTAGTATGTGGACAATGGGAACCTAATCAAAGAGATAAATGGATTAAAAATACTGCTGATATGGATGGAAGAATAAATATTACAATACCAGAAGACCCAGGAGCAGCAGGTAAGTTCCAAACACAATATTTATTTAGATTATTAGCTGGTCATAACATTGCTAAAATAAGACCCACTGGAAAGAAAGAAGTAAGAGCAGAAGGTATAGCAAGCCAAGTAAATGCTGGTAATGTTTATTTAGTTAAGGGAGATTGGAATAAGAGTTTTATAGATGAACTACGAACATTTCCTCTTGGTAAACACGATGACCAAGTTGATGCTATGTCAGATGCATTTTCTCAACTATTTATATTGAAGAAGTTTATGGCCTACTAACGATAAAATAAAAAAGCAACCAATGAGGATATAACATATGGGATTTTTTGATTTCTTAAAACTAACAAGCGCTAACAATAAAGAACAACTACCACCACCAAACAACTATTCAATGAGTGTAGGTGGATTAACAGGTAGAGGTAATGGAGATTTACTTGCCCTTCTTCAGAAAAAACTACCTTCATCTAATAGAGACTGGGTAAGAGAAGCAGGAGATTTATCTCTAAACTCTATTGTTGCTATTTGTACTCGTTGGTATTTGACAAACTTTTCTCAAGTTGCTTTTCAAGTTGTAAATAAATCTACTGGTCAAAAAGAAGTTCAAATGAATGATATCCTTGAACTCTTAAAAGACCCTATGAATGGTAATATTCCTCCATCTATTGTATGGGGAAACTATATTCAAGACTATTTACTTCTTGGTAATGCTTATTTAAGAAAAATCAGAGGTATTGGAAACTCTGTTATTGCTCTTGAATATTTACCTGCTGATATGGTTAGGCCTATTGGAGACAGCAAAGTAGCAATACAATATTATATTTACACAGTTACAGGCGCAGAATATAAGATTGAAAAAGAAGATATTATTCATTGGAGATTTGGACGTTCAACTACAGACATAAGACTTGGAAACAGCCCTATAAATAGTGTTTTAAGGGAGATTTCTTGCGATAATCAAGCTTCTTCAACTGCATATGGATTAATCAAAAATGGTGCTCTTCCATCTATGATTATTGGTCCTGATGCTAATGATAATAGTGTTGATATTAGCCCAGATGATGCTAAAACAATCAAAAGAAGATTAAGAGAAGATTTTGCTACTGATAATGCTGGTGGTATTGCTGTATTATCTGGCGCTTATAAAATGGAAAGAGTTTCATTTTCTCCTTCTGAACTTGATTTATCTGAAATAAGAAGATTGCCCGAAACCAGAGTACCAGCAGCATTAGGTTTAAATGCTATGTGTCTTGGTTTGAATGCTGGATTAGAAAACTCTACATATAGCAACTATGAACAAAGCCAATCAGCAGCTTGGACTGATGGTATGCTTCCAATGCTTGATAGTCTTTGCGAAATCTTATCTATTATGCTTCTTCCAGAGTTCAGTCCAAAACCAGGAGATTATGTAGATTATGATGTTTCTGAAGTAAGAGCATTAGCAGAAGATGTTTATGCTAACTCCGAAAGAGCTGCTACATTATTTGAAAAAGGTGTTATTAGTAGAGCAGATGCAAAAAGAATGATTAGTATTCAGCCATTACCAGAAGATGAAGATTTTTATTATGGTGCTGTTAGTTTTCCTGTTCCTGAAGTTACAAAATCTTTATCTTTTAAATATTTCCCAACAGATGGTATGAAAGAAGAAGCAAAGAAAGCCCTCAAATGGAAAGATGAAGGCTATAAAGGTGGAACAAGAGTAGGATTAGCACGAGCAAATCAAATCGTTAATAATGAAAACTTATCTGATGACACTATTTTGCGTATGTATAGTTTCTTTGCCAGACACGAAGTAGATAAAGAAGCAGAAGGTTTTAATAGTGGAGAAGAAGGTTATCCAAGTCCAGGAAGAGTAGCGTGGAGTTTATGGGGTGGAGATGCTGGGCAAAGTTGGTCTACTAAAATAAGAAATAGACTAATGGATGAAGGCAAGAATATAGTACCTTATGAACCAGAGGACTAAATATGGCAAGATTATATACAGTTGCCAATAGATATAAGAAGAGATTGAGATTATTAGAAGAAAAAGCCCTCAAAGATATGACGAGGGCTTATACTGCTTCCTTATCTCCTGTACTAAATGAACTAAATAGACTTGAAATACAAATAAATAAGATGATTGCTGATGGTAGACCCGATGTTGAAATATACGAAGAAATGAAGGGTTTTTATGAGCAAAGATTAAATGCTATAGAAGAGAAGATAGAAAAGTTCAACCAGGATGCTATAGATATTACTGAAGATTTACAAAGAAATAGTGTAAAGATTGGAACAGATTATAGTAAAGATAATATAGAAGCATCATTAGGAAAACCACCTAAAGGATTTGAATATAATATAAATCTTATTGATGCTGGTGCTATGGAAGAGTTTGTTGGGTTTGCTTCTAATGGCAGTCCTCTTAATGATTTATTTCAAAAGATTGTTGTTGATTATGGGACAGATATAACTAATACATTATCTAACGGTATCTTACAAGGCCAAAATCCAGTAAAAATAGCAAGAGAAATAAAAAGACAAACAATGATGCCTCTTTATAGGGCAAATACAATAGCGAGGACAGAAAGTTTAAGAGCAGCAAGAACAGCAACAGTACAAAACTATAGCGAAAACACAGACCTTATTAGTGGTTATATAAGATTAGCTGCTGGAGATGCTCGTACTTGTCCTGCTTGTTATGCCTTACACGGTACAGTTTACAAGTTAAATCAAATACTTCCAACTCATCCTAACTGTAGATGTGTTATAGTTCCAAAAACAAAAACTTGGGCTGAAATAACAGGAGATGATACCATAGAAGAAACATCTGATAAAATCCCAACAGCAGAGCAACTTTTTGGTAGGTTATCTGAAAAAGATAAAAAAAGGGTATTAGGTCCTGAAAGATATAACTTGTGGAAAGAAGGAAAACCATTAAATACATTTGTTGGAATAAAACAAGATGAAGAATGGGGACCAACAACTATTATTAAACCACTACGAGATATAAGGTAAACATATGGAACATCAATATTATCATTCTGGGTCTGAAATCAAAGCTACTGAAAATGGTTTAGTCAAAGGTTATGCTATTAGATTTGGCAGCCCTAACGACACTGATTTAGAAGCAGATTTTTTTACTTCTAACACTGATTTTGGTAGACCTCTTAAAATGGGAGACAAGTTTAAAATGAACTTGTATTACCACCACGGACAAGATAATACAATCAAATCTTATGCTATTGGAAGTGGTATTGCTACTTATGATGATACAGGTATTTGGTTTGAAGCACAACTAAATATGGCTGATAAATATGCTGTAATGATTAATGAACTGGCAAAACAAGGTAAGTTAGGCTATTCATCTGGTAGTGCTGGTCATTTAGTATCAAGAACTCAAAAAGGCGCATCATTTGAAGTAAAGAGTTGGCCTATTGCTGAAATCTCTCTTACTCCAACACCAGCAGAAAGTAGAAATAAAGTATTTAAATCTTTATCTGATTTTGTTGATGCTTGTTATCCTAAAAAAGATGATGGTATGGATATGTACAAACCAATGAAAGAAGATATGGAAGAAGAAATGCCAGAAGAGCCATTAGTTTTACCTGATGACCCTACAATGTTAGCAGATACATTATTTGAAGGTTATGAGGGAGAGTTAGTATCAGAAGCTATCCACGAACTATTTGAAAAGATGTGCGAAGGTTTATATGTAGTTTTAGATGAAGGAAAAGACATTAGTTATGTAAATGCCCTTCTTGATGGTTTTGTTATGAGAGCTAAAAATGTAGCAGAACATATTTATATGAGTGTACCTGCTGAAATGGCTATGTTAAAATCATTTAGAAACAGTACTCCTGAAACTATTAGAGATTTAGAGAGAAAGATGCGAGATGTATTCAATCTTTCTAACAACCAGGCGAAAGTTTTGTCTGGGATTGTTTGGTCTCATTTGCGAGATGTAAATGAAACACCAGCAACAACAACAGAAACAGTTGAAAATGTAAAAACTGTTGATGAAGTAAAACAAGCATTACTCAAAAGAGCAATGTTAGATTTATTATAAGAGGAAAAATATATGACAATCGAAGAACTCGAAGTCCTCAAAGTTAATAATGCTGTAAAGGCCAAAACAATCCTTGAAGCAGAAGATGGTGTCGTTGAGGACGCACAAAAGTTGTTAGACGAAAACACAAAAATCAGCGAAAAGGTTGAAGCACTTAAGAGTGTAGAAACTCAACTTCTTCCTGTTAAGAATACAGAAATCAAGGAAACAAAAATGAGCGATATTATTTTGCCAGGAAAGGTAAACTACAAAGCATTACCTTTTACCGGTTCAGATTATGAAAAGGGTGTTAAAGCACTCCAATGGGGCCACTTTGCCCTTTCTATGCTTGGTAATAAGAAATCCCAAGAATGGATGAAGAACAATACTTCAACTAAAGCTGCTAACGAAACTACCAACTCTGCTGGTGGATTTTTAGTACCAGATGAACTTATTGACAGTATTATTTGGTTGAGAGACCAATATGGTGTTGTAAGACGTAACTCTGATGTCAAAACGATGACCAGCGATGTGTTACAAGTTCCAAAGAACTCTGTTTCTCCAACTGCTTACTGGGTTACTGATAATACCAACATTACTGAAAGTTCCCCAACTTTTGACCGTGTACAAGTTCTCGCAAAGAAGCTTGCAATCTTCTCCCA